GGATCCTTTTGTTGGTAAGTATTTCTCTGTAGAGTATATCCGCAGACAAATTCTTCAACAGAATGAGAAGGAGTATAAGGAGATTGATACTCAAATGAATCGTGAGATTGATCTAGGTCTTGCAATGAGTCCTGCTGATGTCAATACATTTGACATGATGGATCGTCAGAACCAGGCATTTGCCCCAGAAATTCAGGCTCAGCAAGCAGACGATTCACACGAAAGAGAACAGGAAAAGGCGGATGATGCCCATCAAAAACAGTTGCAAATGATGAAGGCACAACCCAAACCTACATCAAGTAATAAATAAAACATATTGAGATTATAAACTATGGAACAGGCAAACCCTGAAGCGGAAGTGATCAATGTAGTTTCTGCTATTGCAGATAACGAGAGAGCGAAAGCAATTGATGCTATTCACGACATGCTGTATGCGAAAGCATCTGATGCTATGTCAACGTATAAGCAGACTGTCGCTCAAACATTTTTTGACGAACCAGTAGATACCGAAACCAATGAAACTGATAACGGAAACGATTGAGAATGTACAGGTAATCACCGAAGGAAAAGGTGATTCCAAAAAGATGTACATTGAGGGTGTGTTCCTCCAATCTGAACTAAGAAACAGAAACGGAAGAGTATATCCTTTCAACGTTCTTGAAAGAGAAGTTGGTCGTTACAACGAAGAGTATGTAAAAACCAAACGTGCTCTGGGTGAATTAGGTCACCCCGATGGTCCTACTGTTAACCTTGATAGAGTATCACACAGAATCACAGAACTCCGTGCCGAAGGAACAAACTTCTATGGCAAGGCACAGATTCTAGATACTCCCATGGGTAAGATTGCTAAGAATCTTTTAGACGAAGGTGTTCAACTTGGTGTCTCATCTCGTGGTATGGGAAGCATTGACAAGCGTGAAGATGCAAACTATGTCATGGATGATTTCATGCTTGCAACCGCTGCCGATATCGTAGCAGATCCCTCTGCACCAGATGCTTTTGTCAATGGCATCATGGAAGGTAAAGAGTGGGTTTGGGATAACGGTATTCTTAAGGAAGCAAAGATTGCTAAATACCAAACGTATATTGATGGGGCAACCCGTCAGAACCTAGAGGAGAGAACACTTCAGGTGTTCCAAAACTTCCTCGCAGGTTTGTAATTTCATAAATAAACATAGATAATCATAAGATTTACGGAAGGACTCAAAATGTCAGACATGTTAAACGAAAAGTTTGAGGAGTTTCTGGGCGAGCAGCAAATCGTTATGGAAGCGGGAGCACAGGATCCCATGCCTCGTGTAACTGCTTCAGTAATTCCTGGCACAGGCTCAGATCCCGCAGCAGTTTCGGGTGATCCACAACAGCGTGGCGGCGGCAAAGACCCAATGCCTACTGTTCCTACATCGGTTGCACCTAATCAGTCACAAACTGATCTTGGTGGTTCCCAGTCTGAACCCCTTCATTCTAACAAGGAAGAAGGTGAAGAGAATCCTGGTGCAAAGGCAGCAGCACCCATCTCACAAGATGGTAGTGTAACTTCAACCGCTGGTAAACCTGGCGATGAAGCTGGTGCTAATTCCCTAGGTGCGGAAATTGCATATGGCACCAAGAAAGGTCCTGACGTATCTTATCCTATCAAACCAGCGTTTGAAGATCTAGACGTATCTGATGACGTTAATGCCCTCCTAGAGGGAACAGAACTCTCCGAAGAGTTTGCTGAGAAAGCAAAGACTATCTTTGAAGCAGCAGTCAAAGCAAAGATTTCGGAAGAGTACGACAAGCTTGTAGAGCACTTTGCCACCGAACTTGATAAGCAAGTTGAATCAATCAAGTCGGAACTTTCAGAAGAAGTTGATGGCACTGTGAACTACGCCATCGGTCAGTGGTTGGAAGAGAACCAAGTTGCTGTTGACCGTGGAATCAGAAATGAGATTACCGAAGACTTCATTGCAGGTCTGAAGAATCTCTTTGAAGAGCACTACATTTCTATCCCCGACGATAAAGTTGACGTGGTAGAAGGTATGGCAGAATCAATTCGTGAAATGGAAGTTCGCCTTGACGAACAGGTCAAAGCAAATGTGAAGCTACAGAATCGTCTTAATGAGTCGGCAAAACTCAACATTCTGAACACTGTTTCGGAAGGTCTCACCGACACTCAAAAAGATAAACTAGCAGCACTCGCTGAGGGTGTTGACTTTGTTTCCGAAGAAGAATTCTCTAAGAAGGTTAAGACCATCAAGGAGTCATACTTCAAGGAATCAGTTGCACCTGCAGCAGAAGTTGCAGATGAAACTCCAGTAATTGCTGAGGATGTTGCACCTTCAATGGCGGCATATCTAGATGCGTTGAATCGCTGGAAATAATAAATAATTTCAAACCCAAACTTTTCTAAACACTCGGAGCAAGCTAATGTTTAACGCACAAGCTCTAACAGAAAAGTGGGCACCTGTTCTAGGTCATGAGGGAGCTGGCTCCATCAAGGACAATTATAGAAAGGCTGTTACCGCTGTTCTGTTGGAAAACCAAGAGAGATTCATGCGTGAAGAACGCGGAATGCTCGCAGAAGCAGGTGGTGCAGCAGGTAATATTGCTGGTGCCATTGGTGCTACAGGTCTTTCAGGTTCAGGTACATCCACCTCGGTTGGTGGTCTTGCTGGATTTGATCCTGTCATGATCAGCCTCATTCGTCGTGCAATGCCTAACCTCGTTGCATATGACATCTGTGGCGTTCAACCAATGTCTGGTCCTACTGGACTAATCTTCGCAATGAAGTCACACTACGAAGGTCGTGGTGGTGTTGAGGCACTCTACAACGAGCCCGACAGCGACTTCTCTGCAGGTTATGACGCAACTGCAAACGCATACGATACTGCTAACCCAGTTGCTGGTAACGATCCTGGTCTACTCAACGATTCCCCTGCTGGAACCTATGACCGTGGCGTCACCCCAATGGCACGTGAAGATGCTGAAGCTCTAGGCGAAAGCGGCAAACTCTTCCGCGAAATGTCATTCAGCATTGAGAAGACTTCCGTTACTGCGAAGTCAAGAGCACTCAAAGCTGAGTACACCCTAGAACTAGCACAAGACCTCAAGGCAATCCATGGTCTTGATGCTGAGCAAGAACTCGCTAACATCCTTTCAAGCGAGATCCTTGCTGAAATCAACCGCGAAGTCGTTCGTACTGTATACACCATCGCTAAGCCTGGTGCTCAGAACAACGTTGCTAACGCTGGTCGCTTTGACCTTGACGTTGACTCAAACGGTCGTTGGTCCGTTGAGAAATTCAAGGGTCTAATGTTCCAGATTGAGCGTGACGCTAACGCAATCGCACAAGAGACTCGTAGAGGAAAGGGCAACTTCATCATCACTTCTGCTGATGTTGCTTCTGCTCTCGCTATGAGCGGCACCCTTGACTACTCCTCAGGTCTAACTGGCGCTGGTGGTCCTTCCATCGGTGAAGTTGATGACACTGGCAACCTCCTAGTCGGCACCATGAACGGTCGCATCAAGGTCTACGTTGATCCTTATTCTGCGAACGTCTCCAGCAGCCACTACTACGTTGTTGGTTATAAGGGTACTTCACCTTATGACGCAGGTCTCTTCTACTGCCCATACGTACCCCTCCAGATGGTCCGTTCAATCGGTCCTGACACCTTCCAGCCTAAGATTGGCTTTAAGACTCGCTACGGCATGGTTGCTAACCCATTCGTTGTCCAGTCTAACGGTACTCCTGATGCTGAAGCACTCACCGCTTCACGCAACCAGTATTATCGTCGTGTTAGAATTGAGAACCTCATGTGATTCTCATTCACAAATCAACACAAGGGACCCTTCGGGGTCCCTTTTTTATTAAATAGTATTACTTGCTTATAGGATAATGCCAAGAGGAAGAATGCAAAAAGTTGACATTCTACCTAGAGTGCTTAAACTAAAAACTGAACTCTACGAAGGTAAATACGACGGCGCTAGTGATGAATGGTTGGATGGAGCGCACTATTCACTCAATCAAATTCTAAACATCTTAGATGAATATACTAATTAATGGATCCTGAACAGAAGAGAGAATTTTACAAATCCTTACGAGAGAGAATCCTACAACTAAGAATGGGTCATCTCTTTGAAGAACCATGCCCACTGTATGAACCTGAGTGGGATGAAGATCTTTGGGATTGCAGATTAAGTTATGACCATGACGAGGATGATCAATGAAGTATCAACTAACTCTTATCGCTTGCTTTATTCCACTTGCTCTCATCTACATAGTAATGAAACTTGCTGTTTGGATTGAAGCTGTTAATGCTGAGACGGATTATGTCAGAAAAGAACCTCTACGAGAACGAGGACCCTTCTTGGAGAATCCATATGCTGACGTTGATGAAGAGGAAGAGGAATATGGAGATCGCACAGACTATAGATGATGCATTGGAAGAATGGTATTCTGAACAGGGTCGTGAAGTTCCACAATGGAAAACTAAAAAAGATCCACTATGGTGGAGAGAGTATCTGATCAGTTTAGGTCTTGATCCTAACAACCCATAAATACTAGGTAGCTTGGGAAGTTGACATGCCTGCTGAATGGATTTCAGAGCAACCTAGTAATAGAAATTTTTTATCTCCTGTAGGTTTCAAACTAGATCTTGAAATTTTTGATGGAGTGGATTTCTTTTGCCAGTCTGCTAGCATCCCAGAGATTGCTATGCCATTCGCTGAAGTCAATACTCCATTTAGAAACGTCCCCATTGTCTCTAGTGGTGGCGTTTCTTATGGAGATTTAAATGTAAGATTTATTATTGATGAAGATCTAAAAAATTATTTGGTCATCCACAACTGGATTAAAAAATATGGTTTGGCAGAAGGAAAGTCCGATGGTCCTGATGCGTACTCAAATGCCAGACTTCAAATTATGACATCGCATAATAATGTGAATCATATCGTAGAGTTTATAAACATATTTCCAATAAGCTTGTCTAGTGTCCCCTTTGATGCTACAGTGGGGGATGTAGAATACTTGCTTGCGGACGTAACGTTTAAGTTTGAGACCTACACTATTCGCGATGAAAACTTTAAATCACTTTCATGAATTTTGAATCTCTTCGTAATAAATTTGAAAAATTGAGAGAAGACTGGGCAGAAGATTCTGCAGTTGATTTTCAATTCAAGAACAAACAGTATACCACAGATTTGGGACAACTTGCTTTAGACATCCCTTTTCAACATAATAAATACTTAAACCATTACACTGACATTCAGCAGATCAAAACCTCGCTGGAATTTGAGATCCGTAAAGTGGTGAAGGAAAAACGTGAGTATTATTCTGGTGAAGCAGACGCCAAGACTTACGCCGCCAAACCATTTGGATCAAGCATCAAGACTTCAGAAAAAATGAAAACTTATCTTGAGGCAGATGAAGAGATCATCAACCTTGAGGCGAAGATCAAATATCTAGACCAGATGCTTTACTGGTTGGATCAAG